GACAATTAGGGTTAGAGTGAATATGCAAAGAATATCAGTCAAAAAAAGAAACGGTAGATCTGAACCGTTGAGTTTGGAAAAGTGGCAAACACAGATAGCCAAAATTTGTAGTGGCATAGCTGATGTGAGCCAAAGCATGATAGAAATCAAAGCACAACCACATTTTTATGATGGAATAACCACTAGAGAAATTGACGAGATCACGCTCAGGGCCATAGTTGATTTGATTGACATTGATGCCAATCCCGAGGTCGGACATATCAACTATCAGTATGTGGCTGGCAAACAAAGATTGAGTATGTTGCGTAAAGATGTATTCGGATCATACAATCCTCCGCGATTATACGAAATAGTGCAAAAAAATATCAATATTGGTCTATATACTCCAGAATTACTGTCATGGTACAGCCAAGAAGACTGGAACAAAATGGACGAAATCATTGAACATGACAAAGATGAGCAATATACCTATGCAGCCATCGAACAATTGATTGAAAAATATCTGGTGAGAAATCGTTCCACTGGCATAATTTATGAAACACCTCAGGTCAGGTATATGATAGCAGCAGCCACAGTTTTCCATAAAGAAGAACCTCTCTCGGCCAGAATGAAATACATCAAGGAATACTACAATGCGGCCAGTGATGGACTATTCACTCTTGCTACCCCTGTGCTTGCTGGCCTGGGTACACCTACCAAACAATTTAGTAGTTGTGTGCTTATCCGCAGCGATGATGATCTTGACAGTATCTTTGCCAGTGGCGAAATGATGGCCAAGTATGCCAGTAAAAGAGCAGGTATTGGTTTGGAAATCGGCAGATTGCGGCCGTTGGGGTCACCGATCCGTGGCGGTGAAATCATGCATACTGGCATGATTCCCTTCTTGAAAAAATGGTTTGGCGATCTACGCAGTTGTAGCCAAGGGGGAATTCGCAACGCCAGCGCCACAGTGTTTTATCCAATTTGGCACTATCAATTTGATGATTTAATTGTACTAAAAAACAATCAAGGCACAGAAGAAACCCGTGTGCGACACATGGATTACGGTGTGGTATTGTCGGCTTTCTTTTGGCGTAGATTTCGCAATCAAGAAAATATAACCTTTTTTGACCCTAACGAAGTACCGGATCTCTACGAAGCCTTTTATCGTAATACAGAACTATTCGAAGAACTTTACCTCAAATATGAACAGGATCCCGCTAAACGCAAAAAAGTCATCAGCGCCGACGAAGTATTCCGTGGTGGTATACTAAAAGAACGCACCGATACTGGAAGAATTTACCTTGTCAACATTGACAATGTCATGAAGCAGGGACCATTTGACCCAGAATATCATACAATATATCAAAGTAATCTCTGTTTGGAAATCAATTTACCTACCCGACCATTTAAAAGACTAGATGACATTGAGGGCAGAATTGCATTATGTACACTAGGAAGTATAAATTGGGGAGTATTTAGAAATCCTGAGGATCTGAGAAGAGCCTGCAGAATTCTGGTTCGCAGTCTAAATAATATACTGGATTATCAAGATTATCTCAGTGTGCAGAGTAGACTCAGCAATGAAGAAATAAGACCATTGGGCATTGGTGTTACAAATTTGGCCTATTGGCATGCCCGCCGTGGACTGAAATATGGTTCTCCAGAAGCACTGGCCGAAATCAAAAGTTTCATGGAACATCAAGCCTATTATTGTGTAGAAGCCAGCGTAGAACTGGCTCAGGAGCGAGGTGCCTGTCTTGACAGTGCTAAGACCAGATATGGTCAGGGTGTATTTCCTTGGGAACTCAGAGCATCGGCTGTCAATGAACTTTGTGACTTTACTCCAGAACTGGATTGGGAAATTCTGCGTGAAAAATTACGCATCTATGGTATTAGAAATGCCACACTAATGGCAATCGCTCCAGTTGAAAGTTCCAGTGTGGTCATTAACAGTACCAATGGCATAGAATTGCCCATGAGTTTGATTTCTACTAAAGAAAGCAAAGCCGGGTCATTGACGCAGGTTGTGCCCGAATATCAAAAACTTAAAAATCGCTATCAGCTGATGTGGGATCAAACTGACTGTATTGATTACTTGAAAACCGCTGCCGTCTTGGCGGCCTATGTAGATCAAGGTATATCGGTTAATACATTTTACAACCCCGCTAATTATCCAGAACGAAAAGTACCTGTCACTGTAGTAGCTGCAAATCTTATGCAAGCACATCGTTGGGGTATAAAGGGAATCTATTATAGTTTAATTAACAAACAGGGATCTCGAGTCAACAGCCAACAACCAGCAGCAGTGGATTACTCATCTAACAGCTATACTATAACAATAGACATTGTCGAAGACGAAGAAGATTGTTTATCGTGTAAACTGTAATGAACCTGTTTGATAACCTAAGAAAAGACTTAATGGAAAAATATAATGTCAAAACAACAATATAATTTACAAACTAAAACAGATTATCTTTCGAGAAAAATGTTTCTCGATCCTCAAGGTCCAGTGACCATTCAGAGATTTGAGGAAGTCAAATATCGAAAAATATCTGATTTCGAAAATACTGCCAGGGGTTTCTTTTGGCAACCCGAAGAAATATCATTGACCAAAGATGCAGCCGATTTTAAAAATGCCAGTGATACTGTTCGTCATATCTTTACCAGCAACCTATTGCGTCAAACGGCATTAGACAGTTTACAAGGCCGTGGCCCCAGTCAGATCTTTACACCAGTTATCAGTTTGCCCGAGCTAGAAGCACTGGTCTATAATTGGACATTTTTTGAAACCAACATACACAGTCGTAGCTATAGTCATATAATTCGCAATATCTATAATGTGCCTAAGGAAGTATTCAATACTATTCATGACACTAGAGAAATTGTAGACATGGCAAGTAGTGTGGGGAAATATTACGATGATCTACACAGGTTAAATTCCCTAAAAGAAATTTCCGATCCTACAAAAGAAACAGTATTAGAATCAGAGCATATTAAAGCAATTTGGCTAGCACTTAATGCCAGTTATGCACTAGAAGCATTCCGTTTCATGGTCAGTTTTGCAACCAGTTTAGCCATGGTTGAAAACAAAATCTTTATCGGCAATGGCAATATTATCAGCTTAATTTTACAAGACGAGTTATTACACAAAGAATGGACTGCCTGGATAATCAATCAAGTTGTCAAAGAAGATTCGAGATTTCAAGCAGCAAAAATTCAATGCGAAAATGAAGTCTATGGCATGTATATGGATGTAATAAACGAAGAAAAAGCTTGGGCAGACTATTTGTTCCAAAAAGGACCTGTAATCGGCCTTAATTCGTCGGTGCTAAAGGATTTTATTGACTACACCGCAGCGGATTCGTTGAAACAGATCGGTATTAAATATCATTTACCGGCACCAAAAACCACGCCTATCCCTTGGTTCAATAAACATGTTTCAACAGATAAAAAACAAAGTGCACTGCAAGAAACAGAAAGCACTAATTATGTATTAGGCGTTTTGAGTGATCAATTAGATTATAATCGATTACCAGCTTTATAAAACAACAAGGAGAAAACATGACAGACACAATTATGTGGAGTAAGTACAATTGTAGCTATTGTGATCAAGCAAAGAAATTGCTGCAAGCACATGATATTAAATTTGAAGAAAGAAAAATCGGAGATGGTTGGACCAAAGAGGAACTTTTAGAAGCCATACCCACAGCACGGACAGTACCGCAGATTATTGTCAATGGTCAATACATCGGTGGATATACTGAACTCAGAACATTCCTTACTGAAAAAGCGGAGTAAACATGTTATTAAGAAAATCTCTCGAAGGATCTGTTGTTACACTAAAATTGACATCAGGTGAAGAACTAGTAGCAAGACTACAAGAAAAAACTGCCACTGGTTATCGTGTTGTTAAACCCATGGTTTTAACAATGGGTCCTAAGGGCATCGGTCTTATGCCTTACTTGATTACTGCTAATATGGAAGAAGATTTGGAAATTTCCAGTCATGTGGTTGCCGTAGCAGTGGCCACTGACAAAGAACCCTCTGATCAATATATTCAAAGCACCACTGGTATTAAAATGGTTTAATTTAGTACTCCATAAATATCTTTATGGAGTCTTGTTTTACTGTTTGGGTTAACGGAGAGCTAGTTACAGTCAATGACTATAAGCTGATTCCCAGTAATTTTGATTTTGTAGTTGAGTTTAGACCAGCTATACCGCCTCCGCCACACACTGAACAACAACATGATGAGATTCATCAGTGGCAGAAAAAATTTCAACTCTTATTAGAAAGGGAAAAACAATGCCAGCAGTAGCCAGAGTTTCGGACAAAGGAGTACCACATTGCAGTGGTTTTTCAATATTAACTGGAAGTTCAGATGTCTTTGTTAATGGTCGCCCAGTGGCATTTTCAGGTAGTAAATCAAGTCCCCATTTAACCCCCAGTAGACGATGTTATACGCATACCAGCACAGTGGTAGCTAATCCACGAAATGTCTTTGTCAATGGTAGGCCTATTGCCTGTGTGGGAGATAAATTGACAATGTGTACTGCTATAGCTACCGGCAGTTCAGATGTTTTTGTTTTATAATCTATGACGCAACTGACCAGTTTACAGTTAATCGCCGGAGCTTATTTGGCTAATAACAGCGGTATACAATTGAATTCTGCACTGAGTAATAATCTCAGCAGTTATGACAGTACCACTGTAATAGACTCATTGAAACAGGTCTATTCCAATATTGGTGTATTAGATGCTGCCACAATCTCCAGTCTTACTGTTTTGGGTGCCAATATCTGTCCGGCCTTATCTGATACCACCCCTAATGCTTATGCTGCAAATATTGGTTTGTTTTTTGGTAATGCGGCACTAGGCAACAGTACACAGGGCTTTTCTGGTCTAGTAGCCAATGTTGGAAATACTTTTTTAGGCAATGGC